AAGGTGCCGTTATGGTCGCCATCTGCTTGTTTGTATATCATACCACCCATAGCAGCAGTTCTAGGTGTTATTCCTGTGCCACCACCTTGTAATACAGGTAGACCTGAAGGGTTTAGTCCAAACTCTACTCTACTTGGCATTTCTTCACCTTTTTGTCTAGCAATCTCAGCAGCTATGTTATATCTGCCTAATTGGTCCATGGTTGTTAATGGTGTTAATGGCACACCTTTATTTCTTTTGGCCTCTTCATACGCGAGTTTGCCGACCAATCCAGCAAGACCGGCTATGCCTAAATTTTTAAAATTGCCTCCTTTTACCGGATTGACTTGTGCATCAACCTGTTGACCACCTAAAAAAGTGCCGCCCGGACCAGTGCCTAAAGCATCTTCAACGCCTTGTGGTAAAAGCTTTGCGCTTAAAAACTCCATAGGTGATTTACCATCCATAAAGTTACCCATAGGTTGTGTTTGTGTTGGCTGTATAAGACTTCCTTGTGAGTCAAATTGATAACCCCTTGCTTTTAACTCTGCTGCTGTAACTGGTTCTCCATTTATAGTATATGTTTGACCACCCAAAGGACCACCGCTTTGAACCTCAACCTGTGGTAATTGTTGTTGTGGATTAAAAGCCCTGCCAAAAAACTGGCCAATACCCCTTCTGATATTTGGTCCTAAGGTACCCTTACCAATGCCAAACTTACTTTTTAAGATACCCTCCGCGCCTTCACCTGGTGTAAAAAAATTTTTTAATCTTGGAAGCTTGCCGCCTTTTACTGCGCTACCAATCTTACTACCGCCAAAACTTAATGCACCACTTAGTAATGCTTCTTTGGTAGACATACCAGAGGCTTTACCTGCTGCTGCTGTTAAAGCAGCTTTTGCTACTGGACCCACGCCAGGAATGAAGTTAACTGCTATAGGCGCTACCTTTTTTACAATATTTTTTACTTTTTTAAATAATTTTTTAATAAAAAACTCAGGCATACCTGTATTTGGGTTTATCGAATTTTCACCGCCTACTACATATTGATTTGGGTTCATACCCATGTTCATCATGTCTGACTCAATCATGCTTCTTGTTTGTGGTGTTATAGACTGTGGTGGTACTATCATTTCACCTGTAGCAACATGCGCTAAGGTGTCATCTTCAAATCTACCTAAACTTGCTAACCCTTTCATTTGTGATTCCATATGTGGCATATTACTTTAAACCTCCTATACCCATAGCACTTGGTGGGGTTGGTGGTGAATCAGGCAATCCTTCGGGGTTTATTAAATCTGCTGGCCTTGGCTCTTTTGATACCATATTAATCATCATATCAAATTCTTCAGGGTCAAACTCTTCATCTGCTTGCGCCATAATTTCTGCTAAAGCTATTGACGCTTGGTCATGTTCTGCTGAGTCTTTTGGCTTGGTTAATATAATATTAACTATATTGCTATAGCCTGCATTAGACAAAGGCACAAGTATCTCGTCAATCAATTCTTGTCTTGCTTGTATAAATTGTTGTCTTTCAGGTGAAACCTGTATAGCATCATCCATTTGTTTCTGTATTGCGGCTATATTGTCTTCAATAGTATTTGGCATAACTGAGCTTGCAATTTCCATGTCTTTGTCTGACATAGCTCCACTACCTAACATATTTTCATTCAACTTATTAATTTCTTCTTGTAATGTTGCCATACTTCTACCCTAAGTTATGTTTACAGATATGTTACCACTTGTTTTGATTGAAACAAAGCCTAATGATGTGGTTGCTTTTAAACCTTTTTCATTAGTATCTGTGGTTAAATTTATAAAATCATTACCATTGTACACCTGTAAAATGCTTTTGCTTGTATTAAATATTACATCACCTTGTAAAAAATTTAATTCTGACAACTCGGTGGCATTAAATCTTGGTGTTCTGTTGGGGTCAAACTGACCTAAATTTATCTCTAATATTCTTACTAATTTATTAAATGTTTCAGGCGTTACATCATCTGTGGCTAAGGGCAACCTCGATGGCAAAAGTTTAGCCACTATCTTTTACCGTCAGGCTGTACATCTAACCTTGTGTAACCCAACCTCCATTTTACACCCAATCTATTACCTGTTGCTGCATCGTCATCGCTTTGTACTCTTAGCACTGCTTGTCTACCTCTAGCCCTAACATGTACTTGTGCTGTGTTATTAGATATGTCTTTGGTTGCTCTTGTAGTCAAAGATTCACTAGGTGCGTTACGTGTTTTTAACAACATATTTATTTGTGGACTGCCTGATGCGACATTTGTCCCATAAAACCTAATATCAGGCATCATTCTTCTTATAAACGCAAAATCATTACCATCTTGCAAGTCAAAGTCAGCGCTTTCTATAAAAACATTATCCATGGGTAAACCATCATCATCTTCGCCATCTTCGTGTGCAAATATAACGCCATTTTTGGTTGCTAAAGGCGTAACAAAAACATTTTTATCTACCCAAGCTGTTCTAACAAGTTGTCCTATAGACCATACGCCCTCTAAATAATTATATATAACATATCTTGATATTTCTGAAGTACCATCACTTTCTGCTGGATAAAACCACCATACCTCATTATATTCTTTGTTTAATAAAGCAAAAACTTTGAAAGCTTGACCAAGGTCTAAATCTTCTTGCACATAGCTTAAAACACTACATGGTAGTTTTTTTACAGAACCTGTATACGAATAAAAACCGTCATCACTCATCCAAAACACGCCGGCTGGTGAATTTATTGCAGCATTAGGTCCAATCATACCTGTGCCTTCATTAATTAGATTTAAGGCAAAAGTAAGAGGCGGCCCAACAAACTGCATGCTATATAAAGATGTGTTAGTCCATATTAATATCTCTTGTCTAGCCCTAATGCCACCTATTATTTCACTTCCAGCAGACAATCTTACAGAGCCTGCTGTGTTTGTAGTTTTCGGTTCAAATTCTGTAATACTTTCTTGGTCAGAAAATACTACTAACATTGGGTCTATAACACCACTACGAGTGCCACTAGAAATCGGGTCAGCACCTAGCACTATTACGTGTCTATCTGTATCGCTTACTATCGTTTGCAAACCAACAGTTGGTGCTAAATTTGACCCTGATAAGCTTGTTATATTTACCGCTCTTGTAGTTGTTCCATTGGTTTCATCCCAAAAGAAAATACCACCACCTCTTGCGTGTAATATTAAATCTTCACCAAAATTGTCAGCAGACCATAATCTTAATTGGTTTGTAAAAGATAAACTCGTAGATGAACCATAACCACCAGCGCTCCATGCACCAGAACCCCAACCAGATGATTGTATAAAATTATCTAAGCCTGTGTTTAGTTGATAAGCACCATCTACGCCTGAGCCACCATTACCACTGTCACTAGAATTAGCTGTAGCAGAAGCAGTAAAAGTATAGGTGTTAGCTGTTGGGACGGAAACTATTTGATGTTCTTGATTTAATACCGATGCTGTTATGTTGCCACCTAAACTTACTGCGCCACTTATTGTTACAAAATCACCCAAAACCGCACCATGAGAGCTATCTGTAGCAGTTATTGTTGTAGAGCCATCGGTTGCTGAAAAAGTAATACTGTTAGTGCTTGTTTTTCTAATGGGTGTAACATCTGCTAACGTGTTACCTTCTAATATATTAGCTTTAAGGTGTGTGCCTACAAATAAATATTTTGCACCCTCTAATGAAATCCACGGAAAAAGCTTTCTACATGTTCCTAAAAAGGTTGCAGATGTTTGTTTTGTCCAACCGCCTATCTTTTCAGCAAAACCTTTTCTAAACCTTACTAAAGAAGCATCGAACCAACCACCAGCATTGGTGAGATTAGTACCTTCTTTGTCTATACCAGCTTTAAACTGAAACTTTGCAAACGGCATGTTTCATTTTAAGCTATTCTAATTATAGCTGTTGATGCTGCTTTTGCTGGAAATACTATAGTAAAGTCACCTGCTGTGGAGGTTTTGTCTCCACCAAAATCTATTGTTGCCACTGATTTGTCACTATTAGTGTCATTGTAAATCATACAGCCTCTAGCAGTTATTGTGGCTGTGCTGAAGGTCAAATCCGCAAAGTCTGTTACTGCGGTAGTGCCTGTAGCTGTAGGTGTTACATTAGTTAATGCAGCACCACCTGACGTATAGTTTGTGCCACTTGCTTGTCCTGTTGTAGTAAAAGCAGTGGTTGTAGCACCAAGAGTAGCAGAGCTTGTGTATAAAGCTAATTTAAAACTATTACCACTTGTTGCAGTAAAATTATGTGTTCCTGTAAGTAACTCTACTTTAAAGCTTGTTGTTAGTGTTGATGATATTGCCATATTAAATACCTTTAATTATTTTTGCTAAATCTTCACTACCTCCTTTAGATAACTCTTGTATTAAGGTAGCTTTATAAGATTTTATAGCATTTTCAATATATATCAAACATACTTTATAAATTAAATCTCTGTAAGCTCTTGCCTGTGCTTTTACATGTTCTTCATTATCGTCAGAAAAACCAACTATCTTGTCAGTAAGTTGCTTTGCCCAAAACTCAGGCGGGTGTCCACCAAATTTTGTGGTTGATACTTCTACCATGCCCAGTTCAGGCACACCATCAGGAGTTATTTTTATTACCATTTGTTAGGCTCTGGCGGTTGTAAATGACTGTCAAACCTATCCGCAACTTGCGGCAGTATTTTATGTTTTTCTACGGTCATTTCACTGATTTTTTTTAATTCTATGCCATCGTTACCTTGCACAGGCACGTAGGGGTCTTGTAATCTATGATAACCGTACAGCCTTTGTTGTCCTGGTAAATTAGTGTCTAACAAAGAACTTGTCGCAGCCACTTCTACTTGTATACCCTTTTCCATACATTTAACAAGCCAAAACTCAACACAAGCTCTGCCTTGTTCTGCAAAATGTAAATTGTTTTTATATGTAAAATCTATGCCAAATAACTTTATATTCGCTACGTCATTCCAATATGCAAAGGCAACAGCATAAGCTACGGTGTTGTTAAGATAGTAACAATTTGTAGTCTTTACTATTTCTTTTACAGGATATTCAACAAGATTTTTACACCTTTCATCTATTTCACACGTATATATTGGTTTGTTGTGGCTTATAAGTAATTCTTTCATGCTGTCAGTTTGTCCACCAGCATGGTTTGTATCTAAAAATCTTGATGGTGGGTCCATCATAAATACTCTGTCATGAAATATAACAGATGCTACAGCGTTTATTACCCACACCTCGTCAAATTTAACACCGTGTGATTTAGCTAGACAAAAGTCAAACCAACTTTTGCCTAGACCAACAATAGCTATAGTCTTACCATTAAGTTTTTTTATAGGTTTCATCTCTCTCTCTTTTTTGTAACTTTACGTTACATTAATTCTTAACGAATCATATCTCATTTCATCTCTAGTATCTCGTCCTTCGCCTATATTTTTAAGTCGCATTAAGCTTTCTTTAAATCTCGCTTCATAAGCATTTATGTCGTCAGGTGGTAATTTTAAAAATATTGCACCTTCCAGTAAACAACCATATAACAATGTATCGGGTGCATCTGTTGATAAGTACGTTGTGCCTGAGTCACTGCCTGCTGTTAAAGATGTTGGCTTTGCTAAGTAATGTAATTCAACACTATAGTTACTGTCTGGCACAGGCGCGACTTCAAAACTGCTTTGGTCGAATATAGCGTAATACCTTGGCTTACCTGTGGTCGTTGTGCTGCTTATATATTCTTTTATAAAAGAATTATGCTTTAAATCTAAATAATCATATGTATTAGAGCTTATAACAGCTAATGAAAATGGCGCTAAAAAATCAGTTGGTGTACCTAAAAAACGATTACTAGATGTAACATTACCTTGCACATTTTTTCTTTGGTCAGGCAATTGCACACTTTTAAGTATTCTTTCTTCGGCTTGTAAAATAAAATTATTTAGATTATTAACAAAAGTTGTTTCATCTGTTTCTAAATAATCTTGTACTGCTGTTTTTAGTGTAGATAACGTAAAACTCATGATGTAGTTATTGTAACTGTACCCAATGCACTTGTCATGTTGTCTGGTGTCGTAATTTTTGTTCCTATAATTCCTAAATCAAAATTTGTGTAAACAGTAAAAATTGTTGGTGATACGCTTATATCTGGTCTTGGCTCCCTTACGGCCTGTGGGTCTACTTTGTTAGTAGTTGGCTCTAGTTGTGGATGTTTAGGCTCATAACAACTAGGACAAGTTTTAAGACCATTCCATTCTTTACGAAGTTGTTTTAAATAATATCTGAAGCCACACCTGTCGCAGATAGCGTAAGGATTTTTGTTAGATGCAAAAGCCATTATGCAATATTATAATTCGATACATCTGGCGTTATCTTTACTGAGGCTCTGTCTTCGTCTGATGCTAATGCTCTTTGAAATTCCTCATCATATAACGCTTTTAACATGGCTGTTTTTTCAGGACTTTTTTTAATAGATAAATAGTATGCTAAACCTGCGGCCAAACAAGGATAAAACCTGAAAGGCATTTGTAACGTATCTGTTGCAGCATCTACGTCATCCATACGTGTCAGCACGTTCATGTGTATCGTGTATGTGGTTGATTTATCAGGAGTTGGATAAACGCTAATTGTCGGATTAATTTGTTTATCAATAAAAAACTGTAAGGGTTTACCTGTCGTAGATTTGTTAGGTATGGATGCGTATTCGCTTCTCGACAATCTGGTCATTTGTAAATCAGAATTTTCTGAGTTAACTGTTTGTCTTACAAAAGCATCTAAGACATCGATGGCTGCGCTTGCCACACTAGAATCTACGTTGTATGTAGTAGTGTCTTTAACCATAGTCACAGTTTTTTCTTGTATAGTCCACTGATTTAAACCACGATTAGCCCACTCTGCCAACAGAAGATTTAAACTTCGTCTAGCTGTCTTTAAATCATAAGCAGTTCTTAACTCTAAGCCACACCTTTCAAACGCCTCCTCAACATAATCGGCAACGTCTAATTCGAAATTTTTAGAGCCTGATACTGCCATTTACTTATTTTTTCTTTTTAGCAGAACCGCCTCTACCTAATTTTTTAACGCCTGCTTTGCCGCCGCCCATCATTTTTTTGACACCAGCTTTACCACCACCCATCATTTTTTTGACACCAGCTTTACCACCACCCATCATTTTTTTGACACCAGCTTTACCACCACCCATCATTTTTTTGACACCTGATTTAGCTCCACCACCACCTTTCATTTTGCGTGGTGTACCACCTCTACCAAGTTTTTTAACACCAGCTTTACCGCCACCCATCATTTTCTTAACGCCTGATTTTGGGTTGCCTTCCATATCGACCTTGACCACGCCTGATTTGGGTGTAGCACCACCGCCTGCCATTTTAAGAACGCCACCATCCTTCATAGACTTAGCTATTTCTTTTTTATCGGCTGGCGACAAACTGCCTACTAATTTTTTTAAGCCTTTTAGTTTATTTTTCACTATTTACTCCTTCGTTTCAAAATATCTTGGAAATCTTTTTTATCCCAATCTTTATAATAACCTATTTTTTCTAATGTTTCAGATGCTTTATTTAATTCATCTAATTTTTGCATAAAAACCATATTATAACTTTCGTCAAAATGTGGCTCAAAATGTTCTTGGTCTACTACAACCTTTTCATCATGTTGTTGATGAAAACCCATTACCCACAAGTTTTCACTGTTAACAAAAGCGTTTAACATGGCTATTCTACTGTCAAAAGTTAACATGTCTAAATCCATGTTTGTATCACAATAAATAATAACATCTTTATCTGTAGGAAAATTTTTGGTTATATCTACTAGGTCTGTCCAATGTAAACATTTTGACAACATTACGTCTACCCTATTGTTCTCCCATGTTTTTTTTGCATAAGGACATACAGGCTTTTCTGTTTCTAATACTTCTTTAGACCAACCTCTAACCTCTTGTCTTATAAGCTGTTGACTAATCATTTTTTCTTTTTTACAAATGTTTTTACGTTTGTTGGCTTGCCACCAACACCTTGTTTTTTAGCTCTTTTTCTTGAAACAGCAGAGCGCTTTTGTGCTTTTGTCATGCGGTTAGCTACTCTTTTTGGCACACATTTAGGGTATTTACGTTTAGAACCTTTCGCTTTTTTTCTACCACATTTTTCATGGCCGCCACCTTTTTTCTTTGAGCCAATATCAACCCAATCTTCAGCAAACCATTTGGTAAGTCCTTTCATTACCTACCACGCATTTTAGTTTTTTTTCTTTTGTTTTCCATTATTGCTCCACAACCTTTAGCAATAAAGCCACCGTTTGCTGCACGCACTACGCCGCCCATAGCTTTACCTTTTGCACCTTTATAACCGCCGCCTCTTTTTTTATAGGTTCTTACTAGCCATGCAGACGCATACGCACTTGGAAAAACTTTAAATTTTCTTTTTGCTTCAGCTTTTACTTTTGCATATAGGCTTGGGTTGGTTACATTGCTTGGTGTTGTTGATTTCTTTTTAGCCTTACCACCTTTTTTGAGTTTTAAAGTTTCTAATGTTTCAGCCTGCTTGGCATGTAATCCACTAGCTTTTTTTAGAGCTTTAGAAACTTTTTTTATTTTTTTCTTTGCATTTTTTTTAACAAACATTTTACACCTACTTTTTTTTGTTTTTATTTTTTTTGGCCTTACTTAAAGCAATAGCTACAGCTTGCTTTAGTGGCCTGCCTTCTTTTTTTAACTGCCTTATATTTTTACTTATTACTTTACGGCTTTTACCTTTAGTCAATGGCATTTAACACTTCCACCTGCGTCTAGCTTGTCTTATTCTGGAATTTGGGTCATTTCTTGTTTTGGCTGAACTTTTTTTAAGTTGTCCTAAAGACCTAGCGCAAAATGATTTTCTTCTTTTGGCTGCTTTGCTACCCTTTTTTACTTTACCTGTCACTGCTGTTTTAAGTTTTGAACCAGGATTAGCCTTTCTATAAGCCGCAACACCTTTTTTAGTCATGCCTGCACCAGATTTGGTAGGGCGATAATTACCGCCCTTACCAATAGTTCTTCTGATAGCCTTAGCTTTTTTTCTAGGTTTTGCTTTAGCTTTTGCCATTCATCTAATAATTCTTTGTCAATACTAGAATTATAGAGTAAGTGTCGCCACTAGAATGACCCTTGGTTGTAAAGTCGATATCACCTGTCACACCGCTACCTGCATTATTAGGTATGCCTGTAAACAAGTCATAGTACTCATCACCTGTGCTGTCTGCTGGTAAACCTATAGCAAGTACATTAGAAGTTGCATCAAACTCTATATTTACTCCCATACCTGCACACGCCCAGTAAATTCTTGTTATTGAAACAGAAGTACATGCTTCACCTCTTTCATTTTTTTCAAGAGCTGATACATCTACTTTTTTTACTGCGCTTTCGCCTGTGCCATCCGATACATTAGTAAACTTCAAAATAGCCATTTTTTGACCATCTTGTATAGTCTGTGAAGTTACTGCATCTGCCATAATATACTCCTATTATGCGTCAGCAAATGGTGTAACTATAGTACCTGAACCCAAAATAATGCCTTCTACAGCATATTTAGCTGAGGCCATTGCAGTAACTTTTACTATACTGCCTGCTAGTCCACCCTTTGTAGAACCGTTCATAGTAATAACATCATTAGATGATGCAGATATAAATACTTTACCTGAAGCGTCATCTTTACCTGTGTATAAGCCGCCCACAAATTTATCAGTACCATCTGTTTTTATGTCCATATCTGTAGCTGCTGTTTCTACTACAAAGAAAAAAGTAGCTCCTAGGTTATTGAGTTGGTTAGGGTCGGTGTTATCACCGGGGTCGGTTGTTACTATGCTTGGTAAAGTGAATTTACCGTCTGCATCGTTACAGGTTAATATTTTACCAGAGTGTGCTGCAACTGTTAGTGTTGTATCTGCTGTTAAGCTTACTACATTTGCATTACCTGCCGAAATGAATCCTGCTAATGATTTTACAGGACCACTGAATGTACTTAGTGCCATAATTTTTCTCCCGAAA